AACTAAAACGTCAGTAAGCGCACCCGTGCGTACCAGCTTGTTCAATCGTTTGGCGAACTCGTCAGGGGTCATAGTGCGCGACATTAGCCCACCCAGCACGATGCTTGGCGATACGGCTGCAGCGCTTCTTTGACTTCATGCAATAGAGCCAAGCTGTGGATATTGATTGTTCCGCCGCCTTGTGTGACGTTGGTTCGGCCAATGTGGTCGCGACTTTGAAACCAGTGCGCGACTTGTAAGCCTGCAGCGTGTTTGATGGCTTCGGGTATAGACGCGAACCCGATAACCGCAACGACTTTGATCGCTCGCTTTGTCACCGACCATGACCCGTGAACGCTGTCGTCTTTCAATCTGACGAGCGCCTCATCGCCAAACAAATCATAATCCGACGCGGCCACCAAATCTGTTGACGTGTAGTCTCTATCTGTCGAATCATGGATTGACGTAATCGATTGCACCGGCAGATATGGAAGCCTCAACTCCTGACCGCCGGGGCCGTCAAGATAGATCGTGTGTGTGGCGTCTTCAATTGATGCGCTGCCGCCTGTTGTGGCTGCAGGTATGCCAATATATGACGCGAACGCAGCGTCAGCGCGGCTGATTAACGTGTTAAACGTCGCATCTTCGCCGGTTCCACTGATCACCCTACAATAAACTCGGGCTTCCGCTGCTGTAATTATTGCCATGGAAAAAACTAAGCCTTCGCCTTTTTGGCCTTTTTGGCCTTTTTCACAGCCTTCAAAAAAGCGGGTATTACTTCACCCTCTGGCACTGCTACGTCTCTGACTTCACCGGCCGTCCAGTGTACGCCGTTCGGCCATTCACCGCGCGCTATTGCTTCGAGTTCCATCAGTCCGCCTTTTTAGCTTTAGAAGCCGCGCCCCGTTTCGCCGGTGACTTGACGGCGCGCGACTTCTTTGGTTTTGAAACTGCCGATCCTACAGCCTCGAAAGCATCCCCAAACGATTCGAGCAAGTAGCTTGCTTTTTCGTCTGATACCTCGACCTTATCGCCGACCTTGACGCTGAGGCCGGGGCCGTTGTAGTGATCACGATGTGGGAAACCTTTAAAGTGTAGAATCGGCATGTTTTACCTCTTAGCTATTAGCAATGTTGTACGCGAACGCGACATTCTTCGCACCGGTTCCGTCTACGTTGACGAAAGCGGTCCTGCGTGTCGCCACGACTTCAATTTGGCCTTTTGTGATCTCGCGATCGACGTCAATGGTCAAAGGCTTGTAATTAGATTGCATGTAGCGTGAGCGATCCACGATGAGATAGCCCGTCTTTGTGGTTGTGCTTCCGTCATAGTTGCCAGATGCGTTCAGGTCGGCCGTCATGAACGACGATACAACCACGTCCATACCTGCAAGCTTAGCTAAGCTGCCTGTCAGAACGGTCGCCGATGGACCGAAAGCATCGATCGTTGCAACTTGGCTCATCTCAAGCAGGTACAACGCCATAACTTCAGGTGATACGACCATAAGCAAGTCACCGCCCGAAGAATGAGGAGCACCCAAAGCCGCACGAGTTGACATGATAGACGCGTAAGGGTTTGAGCCCTCGATGCCTGAACCGTCAATTGTAGACGACTGA